GACTGCCTCTGTAAAAGGAGCGGGCGGAAATGTACGTGATGCTGAGAAAGCATTTACAGGTATTGCTTCTGGTATTCGAGGAACTGGTGGAAGCCTCGAACAGCTTGATTCGGCTTTGACTGCAACATCGCAGGTCTTCAGCAAAGGCAAGGTAAGTGCAGAGGAATTGAGGCAGCAGATCGGTGAACGCCTGCCTGGTGCTTTTAGCTTGTTTGCCAAATCAATTGGCATGACACCACAGGAGCTTGATAAGGCTCTTGAGAAAGGACAAGTTAGCCTGCAAGATTTCCAGAAATTTGCCGAACAACTTTTTATTGAATATGGCGAAAACGCCAAGATTATTGCCGATGGTCCAGATGCTGCTGGCGACCGTCTGCGGACTTCATTGTCCAACTTGAGTGAAAGTGTAGGTACGTTGTTGAAACCAATTGGCGCTGCATTTCAAAATGCGTTTGCTTCAATTATTACGATTATTGATAAGGCAACGAGAAAGTTAGTTGATTTTCTTGGTTTAGGGAAAGGACGCGCCGGGGAGATCGCGCGACTTGAAAAAGACGTTGCAACTACAGACGCAAGATTGCGGCAATTTGCACAACTGCGTATGCAACGTGGAGGCATTCTTGGAACTGCTGAATATAGCGCAGAGCAAACGTTGGTCAGGAGAAGTACCGTTTTACGCTCTCAACTCAATGCCCTTAAGGCTGCAGAAAAAGCGAGCAGTGAAACCAAACCTGAACCAACGTCAAAACTGCCCGGTATCCTTCCCGGTACTGAGTCAGCAGACAAAGAAGCCAAGAAATTAGCCCAAATTGCGCAGCAAAATTTCAATAGGACGCTTGGACAGCTTGGAGTGACATTGGAGGTCACCGAAAGGAAATTCCTTGCAAAAGAATTGCTAGCTATTGAATCTGACATTCAAGCTGCCATTCAAGACGGAAATAAACAAGAAGTCGAGCGTTTACAGCTTGCTTCTCGTCGAGTGCAACTGGAAGTCACAGAGAACGCATTGCTGACGGAAAAAGACAAGCTTGAAAAGTTGATCAACGAGGGACGCTCCAAAGGAGTAGACGTCACCAACGCAACTAACAAGCTGGCTGGCGTCGGAGCTGCAATCGCTGAAAATCAATTGAATTTGAAAAGACAATTGAATGCAGAACTTGAGCTGGAAACAGAGATTGCTGACAAGTATTACAAGCAGTTTGCGTATGGCGGAGAATTCACGCAAATCCCAACTGTATTCAGTGCATTTGAAGAACAAATCAAATCTTTGCGGGAAGAAATTGCTGATTCGTTCCCAGAGATGATGCAACTAGCCGATGGCTTGTCCTCTTCATTCGGTAACGCTTTCCAGAATCTCGTATTCAATGCGCAATCCGCTACTCAAACATTGGCTCAATTCTTTGGTGACATTGCCAAGAGTTTCCAGAATATGGTCATTCAAATGATTAATGACTATTTGAAACTAGCGATAATTAGTTTCTTCAAAAATTTGTTTGCTCCTCAGCCAGTCAGCGTGCTTGGCAATTATTTTGGTGGTGGCGCTTCATCGACATTCACCAACCCATCATTTGGCGTAGATACTTCCGGGCTTGTTGGTCCGGCTTCGCCTTTTGCAATGGGCGGCATCATGACCGGTCTTGGTCCGCTTGGACTCAGGCGTTATGCCGCTGGTGGCATCGCTACTTCACCACAGCTTGCAATGTTTGGTGAAGGCAGCCGTCCTGAAGCCTACGTACCACTGCCTGATGGTCGCACCATTCCTGTAACGATGCGTGGCGGCGTGGAGCCTGGCAATATCGTGGTGAACGTTGACGCTACCGGAACGCAAGTTCAGGGCGACCAACCCAATGCCAATAAACTGGGCGAAGCCTTAGGTGCTGCTGTGAGAGCAGAATTGATTCGTCAAAAGCGTCCTGGAGGCTTGCTGGGCTGATGGCTACTTTTACTTACACACCTGATTTTGGTGCTTCTAAGAAATCGCAACCCAACGTACGTGTTGCCAAATTTGGCGATGGCTACGAACAACGGTTGCAATTCGGCATCAATCAAAATCCAAAGATTTGGGATTTGCGCTGGACTGCCGCTAGCAATACCACTGCTGATGCCATAGAAGCATTCTTGGATGCACGTGCTGGTGTTGAATCTTTTGATTGGACACCAATTGACGAATCCACGTCATACAAATTTGTATGTCGGCAGTGGCAACGTGAGCATCAATATGCAGACATAAATACAATTACTGCCACCTTTGAACAAGTCTTTGAACCGTAATGGCATTTACCGCCTGGTCAGCCAATACTGCCTTTGCTGTTGGTGATGTACGCCGCGCCACGTCGGCTCAAACCAGCGGCTTGGTTTTTCGATGCAGCACTGCTGGCACAAGCGGCACCACTGAGCCTGACCCGTGGCCGGTTGTTGTTGGCGCCGAAATCGAGGATGGCACTGTTGTTTGGGAGGCTGTTAGCGCCGTTGGCGAGGAGCTAAACAAACTGGCGCCTAGCGCAATCATTGAGCTGTTCGAACTTGACGGCACCGTTAGCAGCATTGGCGTGCCATCGGTTTATCGCTTCCACGCTGGCGTCAACGAACAAATCAGCGGCAACATTGTTTGGGGCGGCAATACCTATCAGCGGTATCCGGTTGAAGCCAGTGGTTTTACCTACGAAGGCGGTGGTCAGCTTCCGCGTCCAACCATCAGCATTAGCAACGTACTAAGCCTTGGCACCACGTTGGTGCTTGAGTACAACGACCTTGTTGGCGCAACGGTTACGCGGATTCGCACGCTCAAGAAATACCTTGACGCTGCAAACTTCACCAGCGGCAGCAATCCAACGGCTGATCCTTACGCTGAGTTTCCGCGTGAGGTATTTGTCGTTGACCGCAAGGTTGCCGAGAACCGCGCTGTTGTCAGCTTTGAGCTTGCTGCCAGCTTTGATGTTGCTGGCGTGAAATTGCCTCGACGTCAGATTATTCAGAACATCTGCCCGTGGACATATCGCGGCGAAGGCTGCAACTACACCGGCACAAACTATTTCGACATCAACGACAACTCAGTGCCGACGTTGGCTCGTGATGTTTGCGGGCATCGCCTCAATAGCTGCAAATTGCGCTTTGGTGAAAACGGTGAGCTGCCCTATGGCGGTTTCCCAAGCGCGGGACTGATTGGATGAAGCCGGAAACTAAGGCGGCGGCAGAGCTACATGCTGAGCAGGAATACCCACGTGAGGCTTGTGGGTTGGTGGTGGTGGTCAAGGGCAAGGAGCGTTACTGGCCATGTCGCAACATTGCCACCGAAGAGATGAGTTTCGTGATGGAGCCACGGGACTATGCGGCTGCTGATGACGCTGGGGTTATCACTGCTGTGGTGCATAGCCATCCGAACATGAAACCAACGGCGAGCATGGCTGACCGTGCTGCAATGGAAGCATCAGGCTTGCCCTGGCACATCGTTGGCTGGCCTACAAAGCTCTGGGCAAGTTATCAACCAGAAGGCTGGCAGCCACCGTTGATTGGCCGGGAATGGTGCTACGGCACTTTGGACTGCTACGCCTTGGCACGCGATTGGTACAAGCAGGAATGGGGCTTAGAGCTGGCGGATTATGAACGGCATGGTGAGTGGTGGCACAAAGGCATGAACACCTTTGTTGAAAACTTTGCCACCGAAGGCTTTGTGGAACTGCCACAGGATACAGCGCCGCAGTATGGCGACGCCTTGCTGATGCAAATTGTGTCGCCAGTGTCGAACCATGTTGCTATCTACATTGGCGACGACCTGATTTTGCAGCACCTAGAGCGGCGACTTTCTAGCCGTGACCTGTGGTCTGGCTATTATCGGAAGAACACCACCCACGTTCTGCGCCATAGGAGTCGGCTATGAAGCGAGTGGTGCTACGCGGTGAACTGGGCAAGCAGTTTGGGCGTATTCATAATTTTGAGCTGAACACGCCAGCCGAGGCGATTCGGGCGTTATGCGTCAACTTTGAAGGCTTTCAGCAGGCATTGGTTGAATCTGCTGACCGTGGAATTGGCTACATCGTTCAAGTTGGTAAGACCGCAATATCACCAGAAACTGAGCTTCACTTTCCAACTGGTGAAGCAGAAGAAATCAGTATTACCCCGGTTCTGGTTGGCGCTGGTGGTGTGGGCAGCAAGATTGCCATTGGCATCGGTTTGGTTGCCTTGTCGTTCCTGCTGCCAGGTGCGGGCTTGTTTGGTACGACCAGCATTTTCGGCGCGGCTGCTGGTACTGGTTTTGCTACCGCTCTTGGCACCGCAGTCAGCTCGATTGGCGTCAGCTTGATTCTTACGGGTACAGCACAACTCTTGTCACCTCAACCGGCAGACGTGCCCGGACTGACTGGGACAACGGATCGCATGAACTCATTCGACCCTGCCCGTAACGACCCCGCCGATAACCGTTCCAGCTACATCTACAACGGCGCCGTCAACCTGACCGCTCAGGGGAATCCGGTGCCAGTCTGTTATGGACGGATGCGCGTCGGTAGCGTGGTGGTATCGGCAGGCGTTAGCACGACGGACATCTGATGGCTAAGTACATTGCTGGCGCTGGCGGCGGTCGTCAATCTGGACCAGCACCACAGCAGAACGTCAATGTCCAGCAAACCGTTGTGGTGCAAGCTGCACAGCGGGAGGATGACGCCAACTCGCTGTTCAGTAAATCCAGCATCCGCCTAATTGATGTACTAAGCGAAGGTGAGATTGAAGGCTTTGCCGATGCTGCAGACCCACGTAAATCAATCTTCTTTGACGATACAGTTCTTCGTAATTCTGATGGAACGGATAACTTTATTTATGACGACTTTGATTACCGCTTAGGTACTCAGAACCAGCTTTATGTTCCCGGTTTTGCTAGCAGTGAAAATGCTGTAAATGTCAACAGCCCTGTTGGCGACAATGTTGGTGATTCAGTTGTCCGCAGCGTTACTGATACCGATATTGATGCGGTTGTTGTTCGCGTCCTGTTCAACCAGATTTATCGTGTAGCCAATGGCCTTAAAGCTACATCTATCGGTTACGCCATTGATGTTCAATCTAACGGTGGCGGTTACGTTGAAGTTATCAACACAACAGTCAACGGCAAATGCACTAGCGCCTACGAACGCAGCCATCGCATTGAGCTGACTGGCAGTGCGCCTTGGGACATCAGGTTGCGCCGCGTATCTGGCGTCAATGACAGTACGGACAATGTACGGCTGATGACCTTTGCGGGTTACACCGAGGTTATTGATGCCAAGCTGCGCTATCCCTTGACCGCCCTGGTTGGCTTGCGGTTTGAAGCTTCACAGTTTCAATCAATCCCAACTCGTGCCTATGACATCAAGGGCATCAGGGTTCAGATTCCAACCAATGCCACCGTCAACGCTGATGGCAGCCTGACCTATTCAGGTGTCTGGGATGGCAATTTTCAAGTTGCATGGTGCGCTGACCCAGCATGGATTTTGCGTGACCTTTTGCTGTCTGCGCGTTATGGCTTAGGGCGTTTTGTTGGCAGCGGCGCTATTGACCGAACCGATAAATGGACGCTGTACGAAATCAGCAAATACTGCAACGAATTAGTTCCTGATGGCGAAGGAGGCACCGAACCTCGCTTCCTGTGCAATGTCTACCTGCAAAGCAGAGAAGAGGCGTTTAACGTCATCCAAGACTTCTGTTCATGCTTTCGCGGCATGGCCTATTGGTCTGCTGGTCAGATTGCCTTCACGCAGGACAGCCCCAAAGATGCCGCCGCATTATTTAACAACGGCAATGTCATTGAAGGGGTCTTTAATTATGAAGGCAGCAGCCTAAAGGCTCGCCATACCGTCGCTCTGGTCACCTGGAACGACCCCGACAATGCCTATCAGCAACGGGTTGAATACGTCTCCGACGAAGCGGCAATTCTGAAATATGGAATTGTCGAAGTGCGGATGGCAGCATTTGGCTGCACAAGCCGTGGCCAAGCAAATCGTTTAGGACGCTGGCTGCTGTATTCCGAACAGGAAGAGACCACCACCTGCACCTTTACTGTTGGCTTGGATGGTGCGATTGTCCGCCCTGGGCAAATCATCAAGATTGCAGACCAGATGCGTGCTGGCACTCGCCGGGGCGGTCGCATTGCTAGCGCAACAACAACGGTTCTAACCCTTGACCAGAGCATCGCTGTTACCGAAGGCGATACGGTCACGGTTGTGATGCCCGATGGCCGCGTTGAGCAGCGCGAAATTGACGATGGCGTGTTCGACGATAAAACCATCACTGTCAAGACAGCGTTCAGCGTTGCTCCTGCTGCTCAGACGCTCTACATCGTTGAAACCAGCACTGTTGAGGCTCAGCTATTCCGCGTCATTAGCGTCACCGAAGATGGTGAAAATTACAAAATTACAGCCCTTGAGCACAACACCAGCAAATACGATTACATCGAAAACGGCTTACAGCTCCAACCGCGTGATATCACTGTTCTGAACCAGAAACCAGAACCGCCTCGTGGGATCAGTGTTAGCGAGAAACTGGTTGAATCCGGCAACCGTGTCACCACTGAAATTGAAATCTCCTGGCAAAACGTTGAAGGCGCGACTGGTTATCAACTTTCGTATAAAACTGCCAACAGCCTTAGTTTCTTCACCGTTGGCGATACGCCCTACAACAACCTCACATTCCTGACCGACGAAACCGGCAGATTCACCTTCCGCGTTACCGCCATTTCACCACTGGGTAAGCGGTCAGACCCTGGTGAGCTTGTTCAAAACATTGCCGGTAACACTGCAGCACCGCAGGCGGTTTCCGGGTTCAGCATGATTCCGGTGAACGGGCAAGCCAGGCTGACATGGACGCGCTCCACTGAACTTGACGTTCGTGTTGGTGGTTACGTCCGCTTGCGTCATTCCCCTGACCTTGCTGGTGTTACCTGGCCTGAATCGACCAGTATTTCGCAGGATCTATCCGGTAGCGCCACTGAGGCTTACGCCGACCTCAAGACCGGAACGTACCTTGCCAAGTTTGTTGATTCAGGTGGTCGGGAGAGTATCGACGCTGCACTGATTGAGTTCACCAAGCCAGACCTTGAGGATTTGGTGAATGTCGATAGCCAGCAAGATGACCCTGATTTTCTTGGCACTAAGACCAACCTCGTTGTTGATACTGACCTTGGCGAGCTAGGTCTGGCATCTGATGGCGGTCAAACGGCATCCGCTGGTGATTTCTTGGCTGAGGATGGCACTTACATCCTGTGCGAAGACGGCACAAGCACCCGCAACCCACTAGGCGTCATTACGGCAGAGGACAGCTCTGAGCTGTTATTCGAGAGCGGGATTGATACCTTCCTGCAGGAAGGCGAGGAAGAGCCAACAGCGATTGACGGCAAGCTGGTTCTTGAAGGTGACGCCACGCTGAACACCAGCGGCACCTATTACCTAGAGAACAACCCAATCACGCTGAGCGATGTGTTCAGCATCAAGCTCGATAGCACTTTGCGTGCTCGTGCGTTCTATCCCTACGCCGACCGCGTGGATGACATCACGGATTTTGATGCCATCAAGGATTTTGACGGTGCTGCGCCGACTGGCTGCGATGTGAAGCTCTACATCCGCACTACCGATGACGACCCGGCATCAACCCCAACGTGGTCAAGCTGGCGCCTGTTCAACAATGCCGAGTTCAAGGCTCGCGCCTACGAAGTCAAAGCTGAGTTCAGCACGCAGGCCAACACTGAGCAGATTGCCGTTGACCAACTGCGGATTGACAGCAACATGGTCAGCCGCACAACGCGAGGCACCGCCACGAGCAGCAGCAGTGCTGACACCACCATCACTTACACCAACAAATTTGCCGCTACGCCTGTCATCGGCATTGCCGCTTTCAACATGGCGACAGGTGATTACTACACGCTTACCAGCAGCTCAGCTACTGGATTTGCCATTAGCTTCTACAATTCGGGTGGCACCCGTGTGGTGCGTAACTTTGACTGGACCGCCACCGGGTACGGAAAAGGCTAATGGCACAAGCGGACGGCATCGTACAAAACGACACGGGTTCAAACGTCCGTAGCGACATCAATAATAATTTTGCGGCGTGCTTCACCAATAACAGCGGTGCATCTGAGCCGAGCACGACCTATGCGTACATGTGGTACGCGGATACGGCAAACGGTCTGCTGAAGATCCGCAACAGCGGCAACACTGCCTTCCTGACCGTTGGTGACCTGAACACCACCAACCTGGGATTGGCACCACAGGCCAGTCCGACCTTCACAGGTAACGTCACCATTCCTGCGGGTACGGTCAGCCTGCCGAGCTTGCGGTTCACTGGTGACACCGACACTGGGCTTTACAGCGCGGCGGCGAATACCGTCAACGTGACGGCTGGTGGCACTCTGAGCCATGCCTTCACCAGCACTTACAGCACCGCGAACGTGCCGCTGCGTGTGCCTGATGGCAGTGCTGCAGCACCAAGTTTGACCAATACTGCAGACGAGAACACTGGCATTTTCTTTGGTGCAGCCGATGAGGTTTCGGTTACTACTGGTGGCACGAAGCGGGCGCAGTTTGATTCCAATGGTCTGAGCGTTCTGGCTGAGAAGCCTGTTCGTTATTACGACGCTGATAACAGCCACTACGTCGAACTGAAGGCGGCCAATGTCGTTAGTGCCAATGTCACGCTGACCCTGCCGACCTCAGACGGCGATGCGGACCAATATCTGAAGACTGACGGCAGCGGCAATCTGAGCTGGGCAACCGTCTCAACGCCATCCGCAACACCGACCGGCTCTGTGTTCATGCTGGCTACCACCACGGTGCCTAGCGGTTATTTGGAATGCAACGGTGCAGCCGTCAGCCGTACCACCTACGCCGACCTGTTTGCTGCGATTGGCACGGTATGGGGCAGCGGTAACGGTTCCACCACGTTCAACGTGCCAGATCTGCGCGGTGAATTTGTCCGAGGCTGGGACAACGGGCGCGGACAGGACAGCGGGCGAACCTTTGCCAGCCTGCAGACCGAGATGATTGGTCCGCACAATCACGGCATCACTGACCCCGGCCACACGCACACCAGCAACCGGGATCTTGAAAACCCGAATTCCAGTGGCATCACCCAAGGTGCGGGCAACCGTGATCACGGCATTGTGAGTTCTGGCACCACCATCGTTAATTCGAGTACAACCGGCATCTCAATCAACAACAACAGCGGCACCGAGAACCGTCCGCGCAACATCGCCATGATGTACGTGATTAAGACCTAATTGCCAGGACGCCTACAATCGGGTTATTGACTATGTTCTGACCCGCTGTGGCTGACCGCAAGATTACGGATCTGACCGCGCTGACCACTCCGGCTAGTGCGGACGTTCTGCCGATTGTTGACGTAAGCGAAGCAGCAGCGGCTGACAAGAACAAGAAAATCACCGTTGGTGAGCTGTTCAAGGGCGTGCCGGATGGTTCGGCTGCAGCTCCTGCCATTGCGTTTGAGACAGATGATGGCAACGGTCTGTTCCTGAGCACGACCGACACGATTGGCATTGCAACCAATGGCGTTAGCCGTGCAACGGTGAGCACCACTGCAGTGACCAGCACGCTGCCTGTGATTGTGCCCGATGGTTCGGCTGCTGCACCGAGCGTTGCTTTTACTGGTTCTGGCACCGATACCGGGCTTTATTCGCCTGGCGCAGACCAAGTAGCCATCTCGACTGGTGGGTCTGGCAGGTTGTTTGTTGATGCGAGTGGGAATGTTGGCGTTGGACTTTCAAATCAATCGAGTTATTACACAGACTGGAATCAACTTGTTGTTGGTGCTGCGTCAGGATCCAAGGGAATTACTATTGCAACGGGTAGCGCGGATTCAGGCACTCTTGCATTTGCTGATGGAACAAGCCTTACAGACCGGTATCGCGGCTACATTCAATACGCTCACGGAACTGACTCTCTAGCATTTGCTACTGGTGCCACTGAGCGAATGCGCCTGGACTCCAGTGGCCGCTTAGGTCTGGGGACTAGCAGCCCTGCAAACGGCAGGTTGAACGTGTCGGCTGCCACCAATCAATTCACCCTAGATACTGGCGACACCGCCACCTATGGCCGCCTTGATATTGGCCACTTCACCAACGGCACGTTTATTGGAACATACGCAGGTAGCAATACAGCATCTGATCTAATTCGTTTTGGAACAGGCGGAACAACTCGGATGACAATCGACTCCTCAGGGCGATTAGGGATTGGCACTACTGCGCCAGGAAATTTACTTCATGCTTATCGTGCATCAAACTCTGGTGATGACATTATTCTTGCTGAAAATGCAACAAGTGGCACAGCAGGAGCTGCGGCTATCAAGGTTAATTCGGCAGGCAAAACAGGGGCGTTGATTGCCTACTCTGCTGGTTTCACTACTTTTAACCAGTATCAGGCAAACGCAACGCTGCTGCAAGCAAATAGCGGCGACCTCAATCTTTCCGCTTACTCAACAAACAACGTTAAATTTTTTAGTAACGATAGTGAACGCGCCCGCATCACATCAAGTGGGCAGCTTTTAGTTGGCACGTCTACTGCGCGTGGCAACTTCTTTAATACGACAGGCCAAGAATGGCGGTTCCAGATTGAGGGGGTTGGCTATCTCAATGCTGGGCAAGCAATTATTGCCAACTCTGGTGATGCGCTTGGAGCCTATCTTAATTTTGCCAAAAGTCGCGGCACCTCTGTTGGCTCAAATACAGTCGTGCAGTCGGGCGATGCCTTGGGAGTTATTGATTTCCACGGCAATGATGGAACTGACTTTACTCATGCTGCGCGAATAACTGCAGAGGTAGATGGCACCCCTGGCAATAACGACATGCCGTGCAGGTTAGTGTTCTCCACTACCGCCGATGGAGCGAGCAGCCCTACGGAGCGGATGAGAATTAACAACAATGGCGTAGTGCTTATAAATACATCGACTGGCACAACAGGCGGTGAAAAACTTGCAGTCAGGAATAGTGGCGCAGGCAACAATACGGCAGCCTTTAGCTTTGATTCTACAGACGACAGAACCGCCGTACTTTCCGTTCATGCGGGTTCTACAGGTGCAACTTCAAGAAAACATTATGCGTTTCTTAATGCCAGTATTGTTGAAGTCGGGTCTATTTCGTGTACAGGTAGTGCGACTGCTTTCAATACATCTTCGGACTATCGCCTTAAAGAAAACGTTGTCCCGCTGACTGGTGCTGCTAATCGCCTTAACCAGCTTCAAGTCCATCGCTTTAACTTTATTGCAGATCCCGATACCACTGTCGATGGCTTCATTGCCCACGAAGCACAAGCCGTAGTCCCCGAGTGCGTCACTGGTGAAAAGGATGCTGTTGACGACGATGGCAACCCGATCTACCAAGGCATCGACCAGTCCAAGCTGGTGCCGCTGCTGACGGCTGCGCTGCAGGAAACAATTACTGAAGTACAGGCTCTGAAGGCTGAAGTAGCAGCTCTCAAGGGCGCGTAACCATCTACATTAGAAACCATGACTCCAGACTCCTACGCCCCAACCGAAAGCATCTACCAGCACTACGCCTGGGTCAAAAACGGCAAAGTCCTGCTGTGCAACGACTCCGATGGCGAGTACGAGCAAGTGTTCAGCAGCCGAGAAGAGCTTCAACGCTTTGTTGATCACTTGATGGAAGTGGCTGATGAGGCTTGGCCTGCTGATTAGTCCTACTCGCTACTGACCTAGGCGGGCAACCTGCGGTAAATTTAAAGGGCAGCGAGTTGCAGCTCCTGCCCAAGACCGATCCACTGCTTTGGACCGATGACTAAAGCTTACCGTCAACAGGAACCATCTCAGGACGAAGTTCAAGATGCGTTTTTCTACCGAGATGGCGAACTCTTCTGGAAAAACAAAATAACCAGAAAGCCCATTGGCGCAAAAGCTGGTTCTGCCGAAAAAGATGGGTATACCAGGATTCGCTTTATGGGGCGAAAAATTTACGCGCATCGTTTAATTTGGATTTTCCACCGAGGAGCTTGTCCGCCCTTGATTGATCACATAGATAAAAACAAACGCAATAACAGGATAGAAAATTTGCGCTCAGTCTCAAAAAGCCAAAACGCATTAAATAGCGAACTTTCCCCATCGCGTTCAGCCACGGGAGCTAGGGGAGTTCACGCAAGCGGTAGAAAATATGTGGCTCGGATAGTTATTGGAGGGAGGCGTTTCCATCTAGGCTCGTATGAAAATATCGAATCAGCTAGGCTTGCGTATAAAGCTACCTTAGAGAGTCAATGGCCAGAGGCGGGCAATCCGCCAACGTGACCCATTCCCAACTGGTTGCAACTCCATTAACCTCAATCAGACCTGGCTACTACCATGCCCACCGCCAAGCCCAAAACCACCTTCACTTGGACAATCAACACGCTTGAGCGTGAACTGTCTGATGGGTACGTTTTCACGGCACACTATTCCGTCAACGGTGTGTCCAGTGTTCTTAACCCCGAAGGTCAGCCTTACACCGCAGGTGCCTATGGCTCTGTTGGGCTGGAACGCCCCGAAGGCGAACTGATCCCATACGACGAACTGAGCCAGGAAGAGGTCATCGGCTGGGTAATCCAGAAGCTCGGCGGCACTGACAAGAAAGCCGAAATCGAAGCGGCTTTGCAGGCTCGCATTGATGACGCCATCAGCCCCAAGACCATTAATGGGGTGCCCTGGTAGGCCATGGCGGTAAAGAGTAAGACCGCGCTAGGGCGTGTTGAGCACAAACCCGGCAAGCCGAAGCGGACCAGTATCGGTCAAGGTCAACACTCACGCCCGCGTAACCGCAAAAAGACACGCGGGCAGGGCAAATAACCTGCTACCCTTGTCGTCCATTCCTTTTTTCGGAGAGGAACGGGTAGTCCGTAGTCGCCCGGCTGCGGTGAGGCTGGCACCTCGTGCGGACCAGTCACCGGGCAACCCATTTCGATTGAATCCTGAAAATATTCTCGTCTCTAAAGCGAGACGATAACATTCACTTGTAATTGCAGACGTGCGATGTCTGAAGGTGGTTTTTGGCGTGGTGTAAAGCAAGAAACCATTGCTGGCATTGGCGTTGCTGCCACCGTTGCTTTGGCTTCAGGCATCTTTTACTTGGTGTATACGGTGCCGACCAAGCTTGATGATGTACTGCAAAATCAAATCAAATTTGAAGAAAAGATTGGAAAAATGGACGACCGTATCCTTGATCACGAGCAACGGTTGATTAAGTTGGAAATCAAGCAATAAGCTAGTAGCAGACGCTATTTCGTCATGGATCCCACCACCGCTGCTGTTGTCGCCATTCTCGTGGCTGCAGGCTCTGAAATCATCGGCATTCTGCCCATCAAGGAAAACTCCTGGGTGCAGTTGATTATGAAAGCGTTGAAGGTTGTATTCCCAAAGCGCTGAACGCCGATACCGTTTGGGTCTTTCGTTTTGGTGATGAGGATTGGCACCGCAAGTTAATTCATGCGGCACAACGGCACAAATTTGAAGCCACCTTGTCACCAAGACTGGACCGCGAGATTGAACGGGTTAACAAGCTGATTGACCTTGAGGAGGAACGCAATCGGCGGCGTCCCGAAATCAAGCACGAAGAACCAACACCTGAGCAGACGGGTGATAGTCGTTTGCTAGGTGGACCGATGTCAATTTCATCCCCTTGGGACGATGACCCAGAACCGCCTTCGGCTGCATGACCTGTTTCGGTATTACAAGCAGCTACCGCATCAGACTGCTGCAATTACCGAACTGGAAGAGGCGATATTAAAAAAGTCGCCGGGGATTTTGAATCGTGACCAGCCTTGGTTCAAGACGTGGAGTCAAGCTGGCAAGCAGGATGTAGAACAACCACCCAAGACGTTGTTCACCCCTGATAAGCCTTTTGATTTCAAGGTGACGCCGCATATTACCTACGGGGAACTGGCGTTGATGGAAGAGGAACGCCGATTCAACAG